CGCACGTTAGGAAGGGCTCGGACTGGCCCCAACCCACGACGATCTCAAAATCGTCCTGTTCCGCAATATCAACCACGCGGGAGTAATTAGTATTGTACTCAACCGCGGAACTATTTGCATTAGGATCATACCTAACCAAAATCCGTCCCTTGTGGAAATCTGATTTTACGATTTGAAATCGGAACTTGACACTCCCTTGCCAAGACTCAAAATTTTGAGCAATCATGCTCATGGGAGTCGGATGAATCTCAGTATTGAGAATATCGAACAACATTGGTGTCACCTGAGAGTTCCACAGCAATGTATCAGGTCCTTCATCCGGTTGCCAAACGAAACTAGTAAGATAAGATTCGCGCTGAGCAATATCAAGAATACCCATCTGATCAACACCGTCGAGACCAGCAGTTCGAGTATCAAGCGTAAGCTCCGCCTTGCTATCCATAGTAAGTTTTTGCACAGCGTCAGCAGCGTCCACATTAGTGAAATTACCTGTAGGATTAGGCTTAAACAGTTGAATGTCAGTGACAACAGCGGGCCGCGAGTATCCGAAGATCTTCGCAACTTCGCCAATTTTGCCGGCGACCATCTGTGTAGCCAATGCATAAGGCGCGATGAGCGGAAGCTCGGAGAGCATGCCTGCAGCTTTTGCGATGACTGCGGCTGGCTTGGAAATAATTCCCGAGCCATACTCATCCTTCGACGTAATGTCGTTACTCTTGTTCTTGGCACTAAGAGACTTCTTCCCTTTCTTACCAGCCTGCGACGTAAGCACAGTGCTGGTTGGCATAGTGAGGACAACGTCCTCAGCCCACAGGTAGATAGTGATAGTTACGGGGTCATTACCTCCATTTGCATGAAGGAGATTGTCGAATGACTTAATGACAATTTCGCCCATATCATCGGCATCTTCATCTGTGATGGACAAATAGTTCTTAGTCCAAAAGAAAGGCATACAGAGTTCACCACCAGTATTCTTGGTGGGATTTAGAAAGAAGTGTGGCTTCTGACTAGCCTGAACAAGGTCTTGAGAAAGAAAATTCCTCTCAACCGTGATCTGGTCATAGTTAGCGCCTGCTAAGGGGTTGTAACTCGCTAGTGCACGTCCATAATGGAACTTAGTGCCCGAGATAACCATCTTGCAATGCATCTTCATTCGAATCAACTCGTAATTCTTAATCTTATCGGCAATAAAAGGATTGGTCAAAAATTCCTTCCAAGGATTGAACGCATAGAAAAAGGGCTGTCCGACAACCCAGTTCTGTACGCTCTGCCTAATAGGACGATTCAAAAATTCGCCCAAATTACCGTCGGCATTATTAGCCAGATTCATAGTCTCATCATATCCACTTTTAATTTCAGTGGTCCATCCAGCATCTTGATCAGCGAAAGCAGTGATTTGCTGTGTGGTCATCGGTTGAGATTCACCGACTTCCA